CCATATCAACAGCTCCATCTATATCTACTACGTCTAAGTTTGCTGTTCCATTAACATCAATATTACCTTCTAAATCAATGTTTCCACCTACTACTAAATCGTCTGTTATTTCAGCATCATCTGTTGAAAATAAATGTTCTGCTTTAACTATACCACTTGCTGTGATATGTCCTGATATGAATGTTTCGTTTGCTAGTTTTGCACTAGAACCCGAAAGTATTACTTTTTTCCAATTTGGCATATTATCTTTTTATTATGGTTGGTTACTCAAAAGGAGCCCACTTCCCTATGAAGGGCCAATAATTTATTATAAATATTAAAATATTTTAATTTACTTAACTTTTTGTAGTTCTTTTTCTTTCTTTTTAATTGATTTTTGATATTCTTTATCTACTTTACTTTGTAATATAGATAATGATGTAGCATCTTTACCTTGTATTGTTACTACATTTAAACCTGTTCTTATAACAGTCCATTCTTCTGGTGCAAACATAACTTTTATTTTATTTTATTATAATGTGTTTGTAATTTATACACTAATGTATATAAAGATTCTAACATATCCCCACTAAAGTGGGAATTTTTTATTGTTCTTAATAATAATTCTATTTCTTGTTTTGAAAGTTGAATATTATTACTATTTACGTTTTTTTTAATATAGTCTACATTACTATTATCTTTTGTGACTATATGTTTAGCTTTAAAACTCATAACCTTTTTAATTTTTTTATGCAAATATGAATATATCACCTGTATCTGTTTCAACATGAATATTACCATATCCGTAATTGGCCCCTCCATATGTAGGATTACCTGATGGTACTGAAGTACTAAATGTTACTATACCCATATAAGCGTCTGGAGCAAAAGTAGATCCTGTTGGGGCGAATTCATTTTGAACTGCCCAACGATTTGCTGTTCCTCCTTCATAACCAAAAGCGGAACCTGATGGGTAAGTTCCTCCAAAATGATTTACTACAATACCTCCATCTCCTACTGATGTTGAACCTGAAGCTAATGATATAAATCTGTCTTTAATTTCTAAATTAGTTGTATTAGTAAAGGATGCTGTTCCTGCTACAACTAAATCTCCATCTACTTGTAAATCTGCAAATGTTACATTTGAATTTGTTTTAACAGCTTGATCCATGCCGTATAATTCATTTGCACCTTGACCTGTATTAACTGTTGTAAATGTAACTGCGTTTGTAGTTTTAACATTTTGATCCATGTCATATAACTCATTTGCACCTTGACCTGTATCTAAAGTTGCTGCAACTAATGCTCCAGCAATATTTCCTGTAGCTCCTTTAAGTACACCTGAAGCTGTTATATCTCCTACTACGTGAGCATGACCACTTGCTGTTATATCACCTGTTAGGAATAAATTCTTAAATTTCTTAGTTGCAGAACCTAAATCAACATCATTAGTTGTAGTTGGAGCTAAAAGTCCATCTGTTAGTATTATTTGTTCGGTAGAACCAATTTTAAAAGATATACCTGTGTCTGCAACTGCTTCTAAATGTCCGTCAGCGTCTGAATTTATATAAATCGCTGTATCTCTAAATTGAATTTTATTAGTAGTTGCCATTGTTAACGCTGCAGCTACATTTACAGCTCCATCTATATCTACTACGTCTAAATTTGCAGTACCATTAACATCGATGCTTCCTTCTAAGTCGATATCTCCTCCAACTGTTAAATCATCATCTATTTGAGCATCATCTGTTGAATGGAAATGTTCAGCTTTAATTATTGCCGAAGATGTAATGTCTCCTACCACATGCATGTGTCCACTTGCTGTTACGTCTCCTGTTAAGAATAGATTTTTGAATTTTTTAGTTGCAGAACCTAAATCTATATCGTTAGTTGTAGTTGGTTCTATTTTTCCATCTGCTATTAAAATTTGTTCTGTAGATCCAATTTTGAAAGTTATTCCTGTATCTGCAACTGCTTCTAAATATCCGTCAGCGTCTGAGTTAATATAAATCGCTGTATCTCTAAATTGAATTTTATTAGTAGTTGCCATCGTTAAAGCTGCGGCTACATTTACTGCTCCATCTATATCTACTACGTCTAAGTTTGCTGTTCCATTAACGTCAATACTACCCTCTAGATCGATGTCTCCACCAACTGTTAAATCATCATCTATTTGAGCATCATCTGTTGAATGGAAATGTTCAGCTTTAATTATTGCTGAGGATGTAATGTCTCCTGCTGCGTGTATGTGTCCACTTGCTGAGAAATTTGGAGCTATTACTAAACCCTTACTTGGATTATACAATAAATCTCCATCAGCTTCTAAACCTCTGTTAGCACCTCCTCCTCCAGCACCTTCAATGAATGTAATTTGATTATTTTCATTTGTGCTTTCATTGTCAGTAATTAATACGTGAGCTGCGTTTGTTGAGTTAGTCACAGTAACACCTGCAATAACTGTGTTTAAAGCTGTTCCACCTACTGTTATTGCGTCTGCTTCCATAGTACCATCAACATCAATACTTCCAGCTAAGTCAATGTCTCCATTAACTGTTAAATCATCTGTTATAAGAGCATCATCTGTTATTACTAAACCTTCTCCTTTAAGTATTCCTGAGGCCGTAATATCTCCCATTGCGTGTATATAACCTGAAGCTGTTATATTTCCTGTGGATAAATTAGTAGGAGAGAAAGTAGTTACTTCAAGTGTATCTGCTTTTATTGTTGCTGAAGAGGTAATATCTCCTACCACATGCATGTGTCCACTTGCTGTTACGTCTCCCGTTAGGAATAGATTTTTGAATTTTTTAGTTGCAGAACCTAAATCTACGTCGTTAGTATTATTAGGAGTTATAGAACCATCTGCTACTAAAACTTGTGCTGCAGATCCAATTGCAAAAATAATATTAGAATCGGAATCTACAGTTAAGCTACCATCAGCATTTGAATTGATGAAAATACCTGAATCTCTAAACTGTATCTTTTTATCTGTTGCTAATGCAAGACCACCATTTACTACTTGAATTGCTGTGGTTGTAAGAACACCAGTAACGAGAGCTGTTGTAGCCATATTTACAGCACCATCAATGTCTACTACATCAAGGTTAGCTGTTCCGTTAACGTCAATACTTCCTTCTAGATCAATATCTCCCCCAACTGTTAAATCATCATCTATTTGAGCATCATCTGTTGAATGGAAATGTTCAGCTTTAATTATTGCTGAGGATGTAATGTCTCCTACTATGTGTGTGTGTCCACTTGCAGATATATCACCTGTTAAAAATATGTTTTTAAATTGTAATGCTTTAGAACCTAAATCTATATCGTTGGTTGTAGCTGGTAATATGGCTCCATCTGCTAATTTGAATTGGTCTGTGGATCCAATTTTAAACACTATATTTGTATCTGCAACTAATTGTAAATTTGCATCCGCATCTGAATTGATGAAAATAGCTGAATCTCTAAATTGTATTTTTTTGTTTGTTGCTAATGCAAGACCACCATTTACTACCTGTATAGCAGTTGATGTAAGTACTCCAGTTACAAGAGTAGTTCCTGATACGTCTAAATTACCATTAATGTCTACTAAAGTAGTTGCAATTTGAACTTCATCATCTGCTACAATATCTAATTGACCATCAGCACTAGAAGCTAAATAAATGGCTGAATCTCTAAATTGAATTTTATTGTTAGTTGCTATCGTTGTAGCAGCTGCTATATTAACTGCTCCATCTATATCTACTACGTCTAAGTTTGCTGTTCCATTGACGTCAATATTACCTTCTAAATCGATGTCTCCACCAACTATTAAATCATCTGTTATTTGAGCGTCGTCAGTTGAAAATAAATGTTCTGCTTTAACGATACCACTCGCTGTAATGTGTCCTGATATGAATGTTTCGTTAGCTAATTGTGCAATAGATCCAGAGACTACTACTTTTTTCCATGTTGCCATATTGTTGTTTATTTAAGGAATTTTCCTTTATTATTATTTAGTTATACATATATAAGTTAAGAAAGACCAACATAAAAATTAGAGGAAGAATACACTAACCCCCCCGTAATTGCCGTGGGAAGTGTATCTAATGCTCCAAATTTTAATACTCCTTCATGATTAACTTTTAATTTTTCATCTTCACCATTACTGTCAGCTATTTTTATAATAAAGGGTGAAACTTCATTACTTATGTCTGTAGATCCTAAAGTTATAATTTTTTGACCAAAATAACCTCTAGTTCCTATTATATTTCCTGATGCTGTTATATCTCCTACTATACTTAATTCTCCACTTGCACTAATATCTCCTATTACATGAAGTTCTGCTTGTGGAGAATTTGTTCCTACACCAATATTACTAAAATATCCATCTCCACTTGCACTAATATTTCCTGAAGCGGTAATGTGGGATAATGTTTGGATTCTTCCACTTGCTGTTATAAATCCTGATGCAACTATATTTCCACTTGCACTAACATTTCCGTGTACTATAGATCCTGAACTTAATATATTACCTGAAGCTGTGATGTTTGTAAATGCTTGAGTAGATATATTTGTTAGTTGAGAACCATCACCTATAAAACCTCCTGTAGATGTTATTGTTCCACTTGCACTTATATTACCTGAAGCAGTTATATGTACAAAATTAGCTAAGTTTTTTACATCATTACCTGAACCAGAACCGTAATAAACTAGACCACTATCTATATTGATAGCTACTTCTCCTTGTGTTAAAGAAGAAGGGATTGCTGATCCTGTTCCTGTTTTTAATTGTATTGTACTAGCCATATGGTATAAATATATTTTTTAAAAAGTCCCCCCGTTTATTGTTCCATTAATACTACTTACTGTTAAATTTCCACTTGCACTAATACTACCCGTAAAGGTGTGATTATCATCTACTGTGTCTCCAAAAACTGTAGATCCTGAAGATATGTTGATTATACTTTCACTTACAACGTAAGTTTGAGCAATAAGAGAGCCCGAAATTATTACATTGTTACCATTGAAAGATATTGGGAGTAAACTACCTGTTCCGTCGGCTAGACTATTTCCGTCTGTTTGGACCACCTTTTGAAAAGTGTCCTCTATATTTTGTCCTGTTAAGTCGTTTAACGCCATTTATAACCATTTTTATTTCTTTTTTTCAAGAACTTTTAATATGCCCCCTATTATTTTACTTACATCTTCTACGGGATTTTCTTGTAAATATGTTGCTACTACATTATTTAACGCGTTACGTTTATAAAAAATATTATTTACGTTTATATCTTCTTTTATTAAAAGTTTAAATAAGTTCATAACGTGTTCTTTTTCGGTAATTGTTGGTTTTTCTTCTTTTACTTTCACGTTTACTTTAGTTTCAACAATAGGTTTTTTAGTTGTTTGTGTTTTAACTTCAACCGTTACTTTTTTACTTGCATCTACTTCAAAATCACTTTCCCATGGTGTAAAAAATGTATCTTCAGCTATAACTTCTAAACGAATGTTACCTTTAGTATCTTCGTCTATAAGACCTTTTAATTTTCTAATAGGAATTTCACATTTACCTCCTTTAGATATACTTCCATTAAATAATAATGAATATTCGGGGGTTTCTACTACTAATCTTGCTTTTGATTTTTTTAAACTTGCTCCTTGTAATGATATACTACATTCAAAAAGTTCAGTTTTGTCTGTAAATAGTTTGTACATATTATGGTTTATATATAAATATTAAATAGATATGCCCTCAGCGATCATTTTTACGCCTAATACTTCTTTTACTACTATTTTAATATCTTTAGCTGTTATTTTATATTGTTTAATTTCTTTTTGTTTAGATTCTGTAATTGTGTTACCGTGTACTTTTAAAACTAATTTTACTAATTTCTTTTTATCTTTTTGTTCCCATGTGTTCCAATCTTCTCCTGCTGCTCTTCTTGCTAATTTAACATCATCCCATGTGAATGTATTTGAGTCTAATGAAAAGTTAGCTTGATCCCATGTAATTTCTCCTGCCATATATTAATATTTAAAATTTTCCTCCATTTATTGTCCCTATTATATTACCACTTGAACTAATATTACCTGAAGCGGTAATATGAGATAGAGTTTGAAGTCTACCACTTGCTGAAATAAATCCTGATGCCACTATATTTCCACTTGCGCTTACATTTCCATGAACTATGGATCCTGAACTTCTTATAAGTCCTGAAGCTGTTATATTAGTTGTAGATAATGAACCCCCAGCTAAATTAAAAGTAGCAGCAGTTATAGTTCCACTTGAACTTATATCACCTGAAGCCGTTATATCACCATTAAAAGTTTGAGAATCTGAGGCTGCGTCCCCAAATATATTAGATCCATATGTTTGTACTATAGAAGAAGTTACTATTGATGATGTAATACTAGTAACATTTAAACTTGTTGCTTGAATATCACCTGTTACTATTATGGATCCTGTTAATTGATGGACACCACTACCATCTAATACCATTACTTGGGCTGCTCCTCCTGTTTGACTTGCAAGACCAAAAATTAAATCTGATGATACACCAGTATCACCTACTGTATTTACTACTGCCTTAATATTTGCTTGTTCTCCAGCTGTTCTTTTACCTAATTTATCTGCAGATCCTGATTCTGTTACCCATCTAATAGATCCTATTGTGTCTCCAACTGAAGGAGGAGTAATAAAACCACTTGCTTCTGCTAATTGGAGAATACGATTTTGTTCTTTAACAGAAAAACCATTAAAAGCATCAACTGCTGCAGCGTCATCATCATATGCAACTGCACTGTTATCAAATTCTTCTAATAATACTTTTGTTATTGTAACCCCTCTAGAATAATTTAAAATAAATTCACTACCCGTAGCTGCTGTTTCTGCTGTTTTATCAAAACTTTCAATGTTACCTTCTGGGTTTATTCTTAAACCTCTTCGTTCTTGTGTTCTTTGAACTTGAAATTCATCTGCTCTAATATCTACATCTGTTATAGGATCTACTGTGTTTATTCCTACTCGACCTGAACTTGATAAATATAATTTTGCTTCTCCTGAACCTGTTATTAGTCCACTTGTTTTGTCTTCTGGGTCTAAAGTTAATCCTATTGAAGATGATCTTGGAATTGGAAATCCTTCAAAAAATACTTGATTTAAAAATCCTGAACCTGTTTGAATTAAATTATGAGCAAATGCATGGCTTCCACTTCCTCCTCCTATCATAAGAGAAGTACCTACTTGCATACCATCTACTTGAACTTCTGTTCCTGAAAAATCTGGAGTAGCTACAGATCCACTATTTAAACTAGTAATAGTAAAGAAACCAGAAGAACTTAATAAATAATCATTAGGTAATGTGTAAGTTGGGGCACTTCTAATTCTAAAAGAGCTACCAATAGTCATATTTTCTCCTAAAGAAGATGATGGTTGAAAAGTACTGCCGTCATCTACTAAAGCAGCTTTAAAGGTTCTATTATGTCCTACAGAAGCAGTTAATGCTCTTACTGTTTTATATGCTACTGTAAAAGAATCGTCATTATTTAATAAAGGTATATCTATAAAGGATACATTAGTTCCTATTCCCCCCAATAAATGATCTAAAGTTGATTCTGAAGAGGAAACAATTCTATCTGTGGGAAGTTTTGAACCTGAATAATATCTTAATATTAATTTAGTATCGTTTTGAAGGTTTTCTTTATTTGAACTACCACTAGTAATAGTAATAGTAGCATTAGCGTTTACAGAGGTTAATTTTGTTAATCTATTATTAAAATTAGCAGAACATGTTATTGCAATTATTTGATTTGATGAAGCAGATATAGCTGTTGATGAATCAGCTAAAGCTCCAGATCTAAATAGATAAGCACTACCTGATATTACTTGATATTTATCGTATTTTAACCCGTAATCAATGGCCATATTGTAGGGTTATTATAATATTACAAAATTAATAGGTTGTATAGCTACTGCTACTGTTGTGTCTGCAGTTGTGTTAAAGAAATAAAATTCAAATTGACCAGCTGAAATTGCACCAATAAATACTTGTAAATCAGTATTATTCATACTACAATGTATAACTGAAGTAGTTGTTACTGCTTCATTATTTATGGTATAAACCGGAGAGGTGTTTAATTTAGATATTTCAGGAATACTTACTTTACCTAAAGTAAATGCTCTTGATGTTTCAATTGTTAAATCTCCTAATGCTGCTATAGCAGTATTAAATGTATCTTTACTTATAGTTACACCATCAAAAGTAACATTTGATGTTGTTAATACATTTTGGTTCATATCAAACAACTCATTAGCACCTTGACCTGTGTCGACTGTAGCAAATACAACTGCATCTGTAGTTTGAACATTTTGATTCATTAAATGCACTTGAGAAGCTCCTTGACCTGTGTTTACATTAGCAAAGGTTCCTGTTCCTGTAGATGTAACTCCTCCTATAAATCCACCAGATGCACTAATTACACCCGAAGCTGTTATATTACCTTTAAGTAAATTAATTTCTGATCCCCCTACTATTAAACCTGAACAAGAAATATGTCCACTTGCACTAATAATACTTGCTGTTACTGGTGATTGAAATATTGTTTGAGGTTCAAAAGTTATAGAACCTGTAAGGTCAGCTAAGTTTCCTACCATATAACCAAATGAACCTGTTAGTGCTGTTATTTTTCCACCTAAATCTATATTACTTGATGCACTTATTGCACTTGCACTTATATGTCCACTTGCACTTATATGTCCATTTACTATTATATTATTTGATGCATCAAAATTAGAAGCACTTATAGTACCTGCTAATATTTGGGTTCCTGTGTCAGATAAATTTAATTTAGAATCTATAAGATCTCCATATTGTGATTGATTTGGTACATCCCCTGTTTCGAAATATCCTTTTAATGTTGTTCTATTTTGTTTTGCCATTTTATGCTATTTGATTTGATTCTCCTAATATTTGGTAACCTACTCCGGTTCCTATTTGATTTATGTTTGTTGTTACAGGTGCTCCCCTAACTTGTTCTCTTGTTAATGGTTGTCCTGTTGGTTCTACTATAAGTTCACTATTAAATACTACCCTAGATTTACTAAAGAATTTCTGTGGTTTTTTAGCTAAATCTTTATTTAAACTATCTGGTATTAAATATCCTTGAATAGTTAAACCAAAATTAGTTTTAACAACTCTATTTTCTCCTTGTGCAACTTCTGTTGTATTACTATAAGTATCTATTTTTGCATTAAACTTAAATGTTTCTTTATCTCCCCAATATGAATCTGATGAATAATTTATCATTTCAATTAATTTATTCATTTGAGCTATATAATCTGTCCATATAATACAAGAATATTGTAATGTAACATAATCAGGAATTACAACAGTATGGAATTCCTTTTGAGGAATTATATTTTGTAATACATTAAAATTATCATATTGGTTTCTTTTACTATATTTTTCTTGAAAAGTATAATATAATTGAGGACTATTAGCGTCTAATTTATTACCTAAATCTCTTCTTTTTTCAACACTATCTCTTTTAAACATTATGATAGGTGTTTGAAGTTTACCTTCTTTATCTCTAAAATATCCATCTTTTTGAACTCCTTTCCATCTTTCAGGAGAACCATATATTATAGGTACATTTGTTCTATTTCCATTTATTATAACAGATGGTTTAATAACATTATTAAAATAATACATTATTGCTTCATCATGGTCTTGTAAACCAATTGAAACATCTTGTACATTATCATCTTTACGAGTTGTTATTCTACCCTTATTTATACTTGATCTATTATCTGGATTAGGAAATCCTTTAACAGGAAATCCTTCAGCAAATCCTGAAGAAAGATTATCTCTTAAACGATCATATCCACTTGATGGAATTGGTCTTCTGGGGTCTATTCTTTTTCTGTCTGCCATTTTATAATTTTCCTATTTCATTTGCCTTCCCACCATCTAATTTAGTAGTAGTTGGATATTTTCCTTCTCTAAGAGGTATTAAATTTAATTTTTCTACTCTTGAAATATGAGCATTAATTAAAATTGAAAAACTGTCACCATGATCTGTTGTTTCGGTTGATATGGCATAATCAGGATCTCTACCCATTATAAGTTGATTTTCTATTTTTCCGTCTACTTCATAAAAATTATTTCTAAAAAGTAATATATCTCCTATATCAGGTGTTAAATTTATATTTTTTAATTCGTTTTTTAAAAATTTAAAACCAACGCTTTGATTCATGTCAGAGCCAAAGTCATCAGACGACCATGATTGATCTAGTCTATCGATTAAACACGCGATTTTCACGGGTTCATAGTAATTTTTACCCATAGCTTCACCATAAACGTTTGCTATTGTTTGTTCTAAAGCAAATTTATAATAAGCAACTTCTGTTTGTATAATATCTTTTAAAAGTTCATTATTTATTGTGTGGAACAAATTTATGTCTCTATTTTTTCCAAATAATGCCATTATAATCTTCTTAAAGTTTCTGGTTTATATTTAAAGGATTTAACACCTGGTACTCTTAAATCTGTTTTTGACATATCAGATGTTTCTATATCTTGTTTTATTTGTTCTAGATCTTTATTAGCATCTCCTCTTGTTATAAATTTAATTGACACTAAAGTATATTCTACATTTCCTCTTTGTACATAATCTTCAGGAGTAATGTTTCTTACAATAGTTATTTTTCTTATAGCTCTAATTTGATCTAATACATCTGTAATATTAAAACTATTATTTGTTAACATATAAGCCTCTACTTGATATGTGTTAAGTATCTCTGATAGTATGTTAGTTAATTTAATCATTAGCCTATATAAATAAACATTGGATCATTAGCTGCTCCTGCTCTTTTATTATCTTTTTCTTTAGTTTCTCTTTCTAATACTTTTTCTTTACTAGTTGCTTCTAAATCAGTTCTTAATTTTTCTACTAAATCTGCTTTTTCAGCTACTGCTTCTGATAATAATCTAGAATGATCTAATGTTGTTTCTGCTCCTGGAATAGGTACTGTTTGGTATTTACCTCTAACACTTCCTAACATTTCTTTAGCTAAAGCTAATGTATATTTTCTAATCCATTGTTTACCTGGTTCATTTATAAAAGAATAAACAGGTGCCTTATAAGGAGCATTAGATAAATCTGTTATTAGATCTGTTGGTTTTGAATTTCCATCATTATCTATATCTTGAGAAAGAGAATTTCCTGTAAGTGGGTCATATGAATTTTTGTAATCGTACCAAAGTTTATAGTTAGAAGTAGGTATAGGCCATATTTTTAAATATCTTCCATTTTCTAATTCAAAGTGGTATCCTGATTTTCTAATTTGATCATTAAATTCAATTGCTTGTAATTTTAAAACATCAAAATATAGAGGCATCAACATAAAATTTACACCTGGTGAATAATTACCAAACCCAAATGATTGCATTAATGATTGAATCCCCGTTCCTGTACCCGCATATGGATCAAAATATCTATTAATTGCTGCTGGGGCTTCATGATAAATTTTTGTTATAGTAATACTACCTGATGTAGCTACAAAATTACCATCATCATCCACTAAAGTAGATACTGTAGAATTTGAAGTAGCAGGATCATACATATCATACCATTGTTGGCCTTGTAATATATCTATAGATCCTGAAAATGTTCTACCACGAACACCAGAACCTCCTGCATTATCCATTCCTCCAACACTTCCCACACCATAAGGTGTAGCTCCATAATTTGAATCTACTACTATATTATTTAAGGCAGATCCTGTTGAAGTAGCTACTAAAGAACCAAAATTATATATTATTGTAGCATTATATACTTGGGCTCCATATTCATTTACTGCTTCTTCAAAACATGAATAAAGATTTATATCTTGTAATTCAATATCTACTAAAGGATACCCTAATCTTTGAACACACCAATGTGCTACTTTATCAGAATCTTCTCTAAAAGCTTCATCATAATCATAAAAACCAAAGGGTGTAGGATCAGATACTAATCCAAAAGATGAAGATCCAGGCCAAATTGCAATTTCTGCCATTTTAATTTAATTTAGTTGTTCTCATATAAATATGAAAAAACTATAGAAAAGGTTACATTCCGTTTAATAATTCAAATACTTCATCTATTGCTATATGGCGATGATTATCTAATAATACTCTTTTATAAACATACTGAGAATCATTAATTTTGGGTAAGTCAACTATTGCTGAATAATTTTTATCTTTTAAATCAATTTGTTGACTATCTCCACAAAATATCATTGTTGAATTTTTTCCTAATCTACCTAATGCCATTCTAAATTGAGAACGAGTTAAATTTTGAAATTCATCAACTATTACAACTGCATTTTCAAATGTTCTACCTCTAAAATGTGCTAATGAACATAATTCAATTGATTCATCTTTTTCCATCTTTTCTAAAATAAGAGGTTTATTGTAAATTTTACGCATGTTAGATTTAATAGGAACAATCCAAGGTTCCATTTTTTCTTTTTCTGAACCAGGTAAAAATCCGTTATCTTCAGTTGATACTGTGGGTCTTGTAATTATAATTTTGTCTATTTGTCTTTTAAAAAACATATCTAATGCAACTTGACAAGCTAATAATGTTTTACCACTACCTGCTTTTCCTACAATAAAATTATATGGATGATGTAAAATTGCTTGTTTTGCTGATTTTTGTTCTTCTGAAAGAGAAAGTGAAAATCTAACCGTGCCCTTTGGAGGGGTCTTTTTAGAATTTTGTTTAACCATTTATATAACGTTTGATAATACATATAAAAAAAAGGACCGCTAATGCGGTCCTCTTTAAATTTGATAAACGTTAATTATTATACTTACGATGTAGCAAATGTTCCGTTTATTGCTCCGGTACCCA